GGACAGAATATAATCCTGCTTAACGCTTTCAAGGATAGATATGAATTTCCAGAACTAAAGAAGGTGGCTTACGAGGAGTATCTGTACTGGCGTCCTGACATGGTCGTGGTCGAGGCCAAGGCATCGGGAATACCACTAACTGCTGAATTAAGGGATATGGGTATACCAGTTGTTAACTTTACACCGAGCCGAGGAAATGATAAACATGCAAGGGTAAACTCTGTATCACCGCTCTTTGAGACAGGAATGGTATGGGCTCCTATGCACCAACATTTTGCTCAGGAGGTTGTGGAGGAGTGCGCAGCATTTCCGTATGGGGACTATGATGACTATGTCGACTCTATGACCCAGGCGATCATGCGTATTAAACAAGGGGGAATAGTTCGTAATAAAGATTCTTACAAAGACGAACCATTGCCTGATAGAAGTAGGTTAGAATATTATGGCTAGGAAACAAACCATTGATGCGATACTTGGATTATTTAAAAAACTTGGAGGTAATACTTCCGAGGTCCTTGGCACAAAAACAAATATAAATTTTTTAGGAAAGGGTAAGTCTCCAGAGTTGATGTTGGACATGGACATCAACGCTGATGCATTAGGTGTATTACCAAGATCACAAGCAGTAGAAGAATTAAAAAATTCTGTAGGCTATGCTGTATCAGGTAAACTGAACGACATACAAGCAAATCAGCTACTGAAAAATATGCAGACTATGGATAGTGTATACTTTCCACCTCCAGGACCAGTAAATATTATAGACCTTGAAACACGAGCTGGACCACTTAGCAAAGGAGGTTTAGAGTCTTTAAGAAAAGTTATGGCAGATGATCTACCACCTCCAGGTTCACGTGGTGGTGCAGAGGATATTGCAGCGCCGGTTGCATCTGCAGAAGAGACATTTAAAAACACACAAAACACATTAAGAGAACAACTTAATAGATTAAATGAAACAGATGCACCAACATTTACAGGTGCAGGACTTGAGTCAATTAAAAATGTCAAAGGCAGTAATTTAATTGTAGACGACATTGTAAACAAAATTTATTTAAATGCTGGTGTAGCACCAACAGCTCAACCAGTTGTAAGAGCAAATGCCAGAGAGTTTTTAAACAGAATAAAAGATTTATCTGATGAGCCAGGCAACACTACATTAGCTGATGTTATGGAAATAGACGATTTTAAATTTATGACCGAAGGTGGTGGCGGAGGAATGGGTGATCCGTTTCTATTAGTACAAAAATATTTTGGACCAAAAGTTGCAGCGGCAGTTGCAAAACTTGACGGACCAAACGATATACAGCTATTTGCTGAAAGATTAGTTAGTGTAACAGATGATGCAGGTAGAACTATTACTGATAGAAGATTTAATCCAGAGACTGTAGACATTTCTGATTTTGAATTTGCAGATGGTGGACGTGTACCTATGTTTGCTGGTGGTGCAGCAAGAATGGGTTACCAAGCTTTAGCAAAATATGGAATCAAACCAAAAGATATATCAAGACTATTTGCAAGTTTAGGATCTGACAAAAGTTTAGTTGGAAAAGAAAAAACAGAATACTTTAGAATGTTACACAAAGTATTAAGAAATCCTGATGACTTCCCAGATGAGATTTTAGATATTCAAAAACAATTAGGTATAAATGTTCCAGGACTTAAAGGTGGTGGTCTTGCCGGCATTCTGGAGGTGTAATGGCTGATAATGCAGTTACACGAGTATTAAAAAAGGGTCCAAACATTAAAGCAGATCCCAGACTTTCAAAACTTTTTGATGAAGGTAAACTATATCACTTGCGTTTAGGTTTAGATAAAAAAGTTTACTACGGAACTAAGGCAGAATTAGATCTCATATTTAAAAATAGAGTTACATCTGGTGGTGCACGTAACGTTGGGCTTAAAGCACCAGAGGGTTACGTGACAGGAGAGGAAATGTTTAAGAAGGCAAAGAGTAAAAATATCTTTGTTAGTAAAGGCAGAGACGCTAATAACTTTGCCACTGTTTTTAAAATTCCTAAAAAAATGCTTAAAGGTAAAAATTTTTATGATGCGTCTGTATTTGATGATCAGAAAAAAGTAGACAAGATTCAAAAAGCTCAAGTGATTGCAGGATCTGGAACACCAGAAGCAAAGAAAAAATTTTTTAAAGGTAAATCTTTTGAAAGCAAAAAAAGAGCAAAAGCTTTAAAAAAATTTGGCGGTGTAAAAGAAGGACCTTTTCAAGGAACTAAAAAAACAAACTTATCACATATGGATGATATATTTTCACAATATATCACCGGTTCTAATTTAGGTTATGCACCCGCTTCTATAAATTATAAACTTGCTGACAAAGATGGAATAGATTTTAAAATGAGAGCTCTCTATAAAAAGAGAGAAAAGTTATTAAAAGAAAATCCAAAAGACCTTGTTAAACAATTAGAAGATATAAATATAAAAGGTGCAAAACTTGCGGGTCAGTCACAAGGTTTTAAACAGTTTACTTTTATGGATCCAATAACTAAGAAGACATCTTCTTTTGGTGGCGGTCGTTTAGCAATTGATGCGTTTGATGAGTTTCCGGGTATGACTGAAAGACAGATTGTAGATTATATTAAAAATGCAGACCCAAATGATTTTGATGCGCAACTTAAAATTAAAATGTTTGAGTTAAATAGAAAAGAAGTTTTTAAAGCTGCAAATAGAATATCTAAAAAAGAACAATTAGAAGTATGTAGTTTATTATCTAGAGGTGGTCTTCCTGGTGATTGTGCTGCTGCAATAAATAAAGATCCTGTAAAAGCTGCACAAGTTTTTGAACAATCTACATCTGATAGTCCAGCGATGACAAAATTAAAACAAGCTTCAAATAGTTTTTTAAATTTTGTAAGAGGCCCTGGTCCAAAAACATTTGGTATCGGTGCTGGTATTGGAACTGCAATAGGATTAGTCAAAGCATTTAGAAACGACGATCCAACAACTTATTTATCAAACGAAGATCAACAGAAAAGTATGTTGGTTGATATGGCAACACAACCTATATCAATCGATATAGAAAGACCTGCAATATTAGATTATCAATTACCTGCATTAGGCGGAACGTTAGCTGCTTCAACAGCACTAGCTGCACCATCAACAATTAGAGCAAGTTTATCAACCAAACAATTTCAATCTAGATCTAAAGGTATTGAAAGAAAAAAACCAACTGGTCCAGTTAAAACAGGTTTAAGAGTTTTGGGTAGAGGACTAGGAGTTGCAGCATCACCTGCACTACTAGCACCATTTGCAGTTGGAGATATTGCAAGTCAAGTAGCTGCTGGAGATACACCTGAAGATATTGCAACTAATCCATTTAATTATTTGTATCCAGCGTTTGCAGATCAAACACCAAAACTAACAAGAGGATTAAATCCAACACTTAGAAAAATAGCTAGACTAGGTTTAAGTGGACCAGCATTAAGAGTGTTATCTAGAGCGGGTATAGGTGGATTTGCAGCCTCTGCAGCTATTCAAGGATTAGGATTATTAGATGACTAAAAAGCTAACAACCACGATACCACCAGAAAGAGGACCTCACCCACAGGGGTTGAATGTTCCCGGAAAAAAGATTATAGTGGTGTCGAACTCGGAGAAAAATAATGTCAGAAATAGACAAATCTCTACCAAACGTAGAGCAAGAAATAAAATTACCTAGTGAAGAAGAGATTGCAGAAGCGTCTCAAGAAAACATAGAAGAACAGGTTGGACCAGAAGATGTTCAAGTTGAACAAGATGAAGACGGTGGTGCCACAATTACCTTTGACCCAGAAGCTATAAACCAGCCAGGTACAAATGAACATTTTGATAACCTAGCAGATCTACTACCGGAAGAGGTTTTAGGTAGATTAGGTTCTGAACTTTATGAAAATTACATGCAATACAAAGCATCCAGAAAAGATTGGGAGGATGCTTACACAAAAGGTCTAGACTTATTAGGATTTAAATACGAGACAAGATCTCAACCATTCTCAAATGCTAGTGGTGCAACACACCCTGTATTGGCCGAGGCCGTAACACAGTTTCAAGCGCAAGCTTATAAAGAATTACTTCCAGCAACTGGTCCTGTACACACTC